GATGCAGCACTGGTTGTACAAGACGACGGACGGCGGGGCCACGGCACCAGCGTCGGTGTCGTCGTTCTACGCTGCCAGCAGCGACCGCACACACAGCAACCTTGCAACCGATGGATCGACAAAGTTCTACGCTACGGCGAAGAAGAGTGACGGCACCGCGATCTACCTGAAGAAGTCCACGGACACCGGGGCTACCTGGGGCTCTGAAGTCACGATTGCCAGCGGCCTGACAGGCGCGACAGACCCTTGTCCCGTCTACATCTCAAGCTCGCAGCTTGTTGTGTTCGTGCGCGTGGTTAACGGGTCGAATTTCGAGATTCGTTGTTACGAATCGACCGATGACGGAGCGACTTTCGGGCTCAAGAACACGCCCCATAGCGAGGCAACCTCTGGCATCGGCTCGCTGGAGGATCTTGATGCGCACATGCTTCCTAGCGGACGGATGCTTATCGGGTGGGAGCGCGAGACGACCGAGGCCGGCGAGGCTCGCTGCGACTACATCTACACCGACGACAATTGCGCCACCTACAGCACGGTCGACACCATCGTTAACAGCAGCGGCACGGTGGACGACGAAGGTGGGGCGTTTGCGGAGCGCGCTGACGGCACCATCGACTACTTCTTCGGCAGCAACGTCGGCGGCGGCAGCAGCTACCACAAGCAACAGGTGTGGGTCACGACCTACGACGAAGGCGCAAACTCGTGGTCGACGCCCACACTTTTCAACGAATCGTATGGTGGCGTCGAGAACAATGCGGTCTACGTTGACAACGACGCGCTGCTGTTCTTCTGCACCAGGCAATATGCGGCTTCTGGCGGCACGCCCAGTTACTACCTGCTGACCAGCACCAGGATAGACCCCGGCGCCGATGACTTGTCGGATCGCGGCTGGACGCAGACCGACGGCATCGCCTACGTCCTGAGCGACGGTTTGTGGGTTGAAACATGGACGCCCAGCGCCATTGGTCGTGCTTTCGCCTACCTGAACACCTACACGGGCCAAGATGCGGTGATCGAGGCGCTGGTGAGTGCGCCTAGTCCGCTGACCGATGTCGACTTGCGCATCCTGTTCCGGTACGGCAGCGACGACGACCACTACCTGCTGTCGCTGCTGAAAAGCACGACGAACCAGGTGCAGTGGTACAAGCGGGTTAGCAGCACATACACGTTGCTGTCGACGGCTTCGTTCTCGCCGGCCATCAACACGCTCTATCGGGTTGTCATCACGCTTCGCGGCGTCAACCCAACGACGCTAACCGTCGCCATTAACGGCACGACCTATCTGTCCAGTGTGACAGAGGGCACGAGCAGTCGGACGTCCGGCTATATCGGTCTTGCCGGCGCCACGGCTGGCTCTCGCCGGGCCACCTTGGCGCGGCACATCTTCGCGCGCAAGTACACGGCCAACCCGCCGACGATCAGCGCGTGGGGGCCGGAGCTGGCGGCCTTGCCGACCCTCTCCGCACTGACGACGAAACCGGGCACGCTGACCAGCACCGGCTTCACGGTGCAAGTGACCGCGAGCTGACATGGCCACGACCCTGCACTACATCCTGATCGGTAGCGGCGACACGTCGCCCACTGCCGCGCAGATCGTTGCAGGCGTCAGCTACACCGGGGCCACGGTCTACGCTGCGGGCGATGTCACGTACACCAGCGCTGGCACCTACGATTTCGATGCGGACCCGGCGACGGGGCTGACACCGGGCACGACCTACACGCTGTGGGCTGTTGCCTACGACGGCAGCAACTACGGGACGCCGGTCAGTGGGTCGGTGACGACGGCTGCTGACCTTACCGTTTCCGATGCCAGCCACGGCCACGCCGCCGACAGCCTGACCCTGAGCATCGGCGTCTCACTTTCCATCAACGACGCCACGCACGGCCACGCGGCCGACAACCTCACGCTGTCCACGGCCGGGTCGACCAGCCTGACGGTGGCCGACGCCACCCACGCGCACGCCGCAGACGCGCCGGCCCTTAGCGTCGACAGCCTGCTGGCCGTGGCCGATGCGCTGCACGCCCACAGCGCCGACAACGTGGTGCTGGGCGTCAGCGGCGCAGCCGATCTGGTCATCGCCGACGCCACGCACGCGCACAACGTCGACGGCCTGGTGCTGACCGCGCAATCGCTGCTGGCGATTCAGGACGCGCTGCACGCGCACGCCGCCGACGCGCTGACGCTCAACTCGGCGCCGACGCTGCTCATCGCCGAGGCGCTGCACGCGCACACGTCGGACGGGCTGCTGCTGACGGTCGACGCCTGGCTGGTGATTGCCGACGCGGTGCACGGGCATACGGCTGACTCCATCACCCTTGGCGACAGCGGCGCCGTGGCGCTCGTGATTGCGGACGCCGTGCATGCCCATGCCGCAGACACGCTGCGCCTGTTCTATGAAGTCTGGGCGGCGACCAAGGCGCCGCTGGGCAAGCGCCTGTCCACCACCGCGCGCCCGCCGCGCCTGAGCACGAGGACGCGATGAGCCGCATCCTAATCAACGCGCCGACCGCCGAGCCGATCACGCTTGCTCAGGCCAAGCTGCACGCCCGCGTCGAGCACGACGCCGACGACGCGCTGATCACCGGCTTCATCGTGGCGGCGCGCGAGGATGCCGAGCATGAGCTCGGCCGCCCGCTGGCCGCGCAGGTGTGGCAGTTGACCTTCGACGCATTCCCCGCCGTCGAGATCGCGCTCGGCCCCGACGTGACGGGCATCCCGTCCATCCAGTATCTCGACGCGGCCGGCGACCTGCAGACGCTCGACCAGGCGGCATACGTCCTCGACAACCTCGACCGCGACAAGTGCTTCGTGCTGCCGGCCGACGGCTACGAATGGCCGACGACCTATGACAGCGCCAACGCCGTGCGCGTGCGCATCGCATGCGGCCTCGACCCCGTGCCAGAAACGGTGCGCGCCTGGATGCTGCTTCGCATCGGCACACTGATCGAGCACCGCGCCGCCGTTGCCGCCGGGCAGACGCTCACCGCCATGCCGGATCGCTTCGTCGACCGGCTGCTGGACCGTTACCGGATCTACGGCCTATGACGCTCGCCATCAACGCGGGCGACCTGCGCGAACGGATCACGCTGCAGTCGCCGCCCACCGGCCGCGACAGCCTTGGCCAGCGCAGCGGCGCATGGGTCGACGAGTCCACCGTATGGGCTGCTGCTTGGCCGCTGTCCAGCCGCGAACTGCTGGCGGCCGGGCAGATCCAGAGCGAGGTCACCGTGCGCTTTCGCATCCGATATCGGGCCGGCGTGCTGCCGTCATGGCGGGTGCTGTGGCGCGGCGTGCCGCACGCCATCGTCGGGGACCCCATCGATGTGCATGGCCGTCAGGTCGTGCTCGACCTCATGTGCACGGCCGGCATCCGCGACGGAGCAAACGCATGATCGAGGCGCGAGTGACCGGCATCGACGACATGCGGCGCGAGCTGGCATCGCTGGTGCCTAAGCTGCGCGTGCGCGCGATCCGCCAGGCGCTGGCGGCTGGCGCGCGCATCGTGCGCACAGCGGAGCAGCGCGCAACGCCTGTGATCGGCATCGGCGAGCCAGCCGTTCAGGCCGGCCGCCGCAAGCCGGGGACCGTGCGCAAGGCCATCAGCGTGCGCACCAGCAAGCTCGCGCGCCGTCGCGGCGATGTGGGCGTGTTCGTCAACGTCAGGCCTGCCAAGGCCGGCCAGCGTGGCGCCAAGAACCCCAATGACCCGTTCTACTGGCGTTGGCTGCAGTTCGGGTGGAACCCGGCCAGCGGCCAGAGGCGCAACAGCCGCGCGGCCAAGCGCGAACGCCGCCGCCTTAATCAGATCGGCGCGGCCAAGCGCGTGCCGGGCGCGAAGTTCCTCGAAGCCGGCGCCGCTCAGCTCGGTGCCGCGCTGCAGGCGATCATGCCCAAGCTGCAGGCGGCCATCGCCAAGCTCAACAGGCCGAAGGCCCCGCCGCCGTGAGCATCGAGACCGACTTTCGAGCCTGGCTGACTGGCTACGCGGGCGTCACCGCCCTGGTGCCAGCCGCCGCCATCGCGCAGAACGCCGTCGCCGAGGGGACGGCGCCGCCATACATCGTCTTCGAGGTGGCGCGCGCTCCCGAGTACGGGATCGACAACACCGTGCACGCCACGGCAGTGATCGTGCGCACCACCTGCTGGGCGACTACGCCAGGTGCCGCTGATGCCGTTGCCGATGCCGTGACCGCTGCACTGGCCGCGCAGGGCGTCGTCATCACCCAGCGGCTGAGCACGTTCGACGCCGAGATTGGCTTCGACGGCACCGTGCTTTCCGCCGAGTGGTGGGACACCTGAAGGACCGCACCGCTTCAACCAGCAGCCCGCATCCGCGGGCTTTTTTGTTCCCGGGCGCCGCCCGCATCCCTGAAAGGACCGCCACATGACCACCATCGTCGGGCGCGATTGCAAGATCGAGATCGCCCTTACCTTCGATTCGGCCATTGCGCCGACGGCCGTCAGCAAAGCCAGCCCTGGCGTTGCCACGCTCACCAGCCATACCGTCGAGACAGGCGATATCGGGTGGTGGTCTGTCACCGCCGGGATGATCGAGATGCACGAGCAGGCGGTGTATCTGACCGACACCGACGCCAACACGTTCACCATGAACGGACTCGACACCACCAACTACAGCACCTACACCGCCGGCAGCCTGACCATCGCAGCAACGTGGGGCACCTTGAGCGAGGCTGCAGGCTGGTCCATTGGTGGCGGCGCGGCCACGCAGCTCGACGACACGCGGCTCATCGACATCAAGACGCGCAACGTGGCCGGCATGATGGGCGCGCAGGACATGACCATTGACCTGCGCAACCCCGTCACCTCCGGCGCTGCGCTGGCGTTCCTCGAGAACAAGGCCATCAACGGCCAGATGATCCTGCTGAAGATCAGCAAGGGCGGCACCGTGCTGCGCGTGGTGTACGGGCAGCCGAGCCTGGCCGGCGAGAGCGTGTCGGCCGGCCAGCTGGCCAGCGGGCAGCTTGGCATCACCGTGCCGGCCTGGGCGCTGAAGCCGAATGTCTGACCCCGCCGCACTGATCGCGCGGCTGCACGAGCAGCGCCGCCGCTGGGTCGATCTGCCGGGCGGTGCGCGCGTGCGCTTCTTGCGCCCGGCAGAGACCGAGTTCGCGCGCTTCCGGCTCGGCGTCACCGTCGAGCACGTCTGCGAATACGTGGACGGCTGGGAGGGCGTGAGCGAGGCCACGCTGCTGGGCGCTTCGGTCGGCGCGTCCGATCCGCTGCCGTTCACGTCGGATCTGTGGTCGACCGCCGTGCGCGACCGCATGGAGTGGGTGCCTCCCGTTGCCCGCGCCATTGCGCAGTCGATCAGCGACCACCTGGCCGCCAAGGACGCAACAGCAAAAAACTGACCGCCCTGCTGGATGCGCAGGCCGGCATCCAGTACGAGGGCGAGGCAGCGCCTGAACCCACCGCCGCCGACGTGCTGGCGATCCGCATCTTCAACGGCCTGAGCAACGGCATGGGCGGCCTGGACTGGGCCGGCCTGCCGCTGCTGTGCGCCTACCACCGCGTCAGCGACGTGGAAGGCCTGCTGCACCGGCTGCTGGTCATCAAGACGCACCGCCGGGCGGTCGAATCGGAGCCCTGACCAATGTCCTTTGCCAAGCTCAGCATCGACCTAGAGGCCCGCCTCGCCAGCCTGCAGGCCGGGCTGGACAAGGCCGGCCTGCTGGCCGAGCGCACCAGCCGGCAGATCAGCGGCGCATTCAGCGGCATCAAGAGCGTGGCCGCCACCGTTGGCCCGGCGCTGGCCGCCTCGCTCTCGGTGGCTGGCATCGCCGCCTTCGTTCGTGAGACGGCCGCCGGCATCGACGCCCTGAACGACCTGAGCGACGCCACCGGCGCCAGCGTGGAGAACCTGTCCGCGCTGGAGGACGCGGCTGCGCGCACCGGCACGCAGATGGACACCGTGGGCGCGGCGCTGATCAAGCTCAACCAGCAGCTCGCCAACACCGACCCCAAGAGCGGCGCCAGTCAGGCGTTGACTGCCATCGGCCTGAGCGCCGAAGAACTGCGCCGGCTCGACCCGGCCGAGGCGCTGCTGCAGGTGGCGCAGGCTCTGCAGGGCTACGCGGACGACGGCAACAAGGCCAGGCTGGTGCAGGAGCTGTTCGGCAAGTCTGTCAAGGAGGTGGCGCCGCTCCTGAAAGACCTGGCCGAGAGCGGCCAGCTCAACGCCACCGTCACGAAGGAGCAGGCCGACGAGGTGGACCGCTTCAATAAGGAGCTGGCCCGCCTTGGCAAGAACGCGACCGACGCCAGCCGCGCCATCGTTGGCGAGCTGCTGCCGTCCCTGAACAGCTTCCTCGAGAAGTTCCGCGGCCTGCGTGAGCTGCCGAACAGCTTCGGCGAACTCATCAAGCAGGGCGCAGGCCAAGTGCTGCGCGGAGAGCTGTTCAGCAGCGGCGCGCAGGCCGTGGAGTTCTACACCGGCAAGGTCACGGAGCTGACGGCCGAACTGGACAAGCTGCGCGCCGGCAACACCCGCAGCATCTACGGCGGCGGCGTGAACGACGGCCCGATCCGCCGCGTCGAGACCGAGCTGCAGCGCGTGCAGCAACTGGCCGACGCCTACGGCAAGCTGTACGGCGGCGCCAATGCGGGTGGCGGGCGCGGATTTGTCAACCCGGCGTTGGTGAGCGAGTCGCGGCCATCCCTGCCGGCCCTGTCCGGCCAGGCCAAGCCGGCCGCAGCTGTCACCCGCCCGGAGACCTATGACGACGCGGTTGCGCGCTCCATCACCAGCCTGATCGCGCAGACCGACACGGTGAAGCTGGCCGAGCTGAACGCGCAGCTCGCCAAGCTCGACGAACTGGCCGCGGCCGGCCTGGACCAGAAGATCGTCGATGACCTGCGCAGCATCCTGACGCCGATCGACCGCGGCGACGTTGGACCGCCGATCAGCGCGGAGCTGGAGAAGATCAACGCGCTGCTGGCCCAGACCGACAGCGCGCAGCTCGCCGATGCCCAGCGCACGCTGATGCTGCTGAACGACGAGCTGTCCAAGGTCGACGCCGGTAGCGCGCGGTTCGTGCAACTGCAAGAAGCCATCCTCGGCGCGCAAGACAGGCTGACCGAGCTGGCCGGCACCTTCCCCGAGCTCAAGAAGCAGACCGACGACATCGGCAATGACATCGGGTTGACGTTCAGCAGCGCATTCGAGGATGCGGTCGTCGAAGGCAAGAAGTTCAGCGACATCCTGAAGGGCATCGGCGACGACCTGCTGCGTCTGCTGGTGCGCCGCAACATCACCGAGCCCATCGTCGGCGCGATCGGTGGCATCAACTGGGGCCAGCTGTTGGCTGGGTTCCTCGGCAGCGCCAAGGGCAACGCCTTCGGCGCGAGCGGCGTGATCCCGTTCGCCACCGGCGGCATTGTCAACAGCCCCACCATGTTCGGCTTCGCCGGTGGCCGCACCGGGCTGATGGGCGAAGCCGGCCCCGAGGGCATCCTCCCCCTCAAGCGCGGCCGCGACGGCAAGCTCGGCGTCATCGCTTCCGGCATGGGCGGCGGCGTGGTGATCAACCAGACCATCAACGTCGCGGCAGGCGCCAGCCGAAACGAGGTGCTGCAGGCCGCAGCCACGGCCAAGGCCGCGGCGGTGGCCGAGATCCAAGACCTCATGCGACGAGGCAGCATGAGCCTGCGGGGCGCCTGATGACCACCTACACCTGGCCATCCGCCTACGTGCCGCAGGCCGCCGCGCTGCGCGTCATCGTCAACGCGCGGCACAACATGTCGTCCGAGAACGGCGTCAGCCAGACCGTGACGCGGCCGGGCAGCCGCTGGGGCTGGTCGCTCACCATGCCGCCCATGCGCCGCGCAGAGCGCGACGACTTCGAGGGGTTCCTCGTCGGCCTGTCCGGCATGGAGCACCGCGTCAGCATCTACGACTGGCAGCGCCCAGTCCCGCGAGGCACCTGCAACACCACCGGCGTGACGCTGGGCGCCGCGGCCGACGCCTTCGCCACCAGCGTCGTGCTGGCCGGCTGCGGCAATGCCAAGACCCTGCTGCGCGGCGACTGGATCAAGTTCGCCAACGGGCAACTGTGCCGCGTGGCGGCCGACGCCACATCCGACAGCGGCGGCGCCATGACAGTGCACATCCGCCACGCCCTGCGCGCGGGCCTGTCCAGCGCCAGCGCCATCACCCTGGTGCAGCCGACGGCGCTCTACATCCTTACCGAGCCCACCATCGATCTGCCGCGCCAGCCCGGGTGGACGCAGCCGTCGATGGGCCTCGACCTCGTCGAGGTCTTCGCGTGAGCCGCACGAACATCGACAGCAACACCGCAGCGGCGCTGGCGGCTGCGAACGTCAGCATGTTCGCGCTGGTCGAGCTCGACCTCGACAGCGGCCGGCTCTACCTGGCCGACTTGCCGTTCGACATCACGTGGAACAGCAACACGTACAGCGGCGCGTCGGGCATCGGCACCATCGAGCCCATCACCGAGACCGACACCGAGGCGCGCGGCATCCTGCTGACGCTCAGCGCGGTGCAGTCCGCAGCCATCTCCACCGCGCTGACCGAGGACGTGCAGGGCCGCGAGTGCCTGATCCGCCTGGCCATCGTGGACGGCACCACGCTGCGGGTCGACCCGTGCGTGTGGCGCGGCGTCATGGACGTGATGACGCTGGAGGACGACGGCCAGCAGCCCGTGCTGCGGGTGACGGCCGAGCACCAGATGATCGCCTGGCAG